GTTGCGTTGATATTAGTTTGTCCCTGTCGTAATGCTGCCACCAGTGACTGCCCTCCCAGTGTAGTTAAATCTGCAACAGATTCAAGATATTGAAAAGAGCTATTTGCTGAGGTATCTTGCCCATAGCTTGGTATTGAGATTACAAAACTGTAAATGGCTGGATTACTGTTAGGTAACAGATTAGCAAACTGCACACTAGCACTTTCTTGAATGGATTTCTCAGAATTTAATTGAGTCATCATATTGTTCCAGTTTGCGTTTAGGTTAGCTGTTTGGCTGGGGTACGTAGTGATCAATGAGGGGATAACATCTGAATTGACTGACGGAATAAGACCATTGCCACCTGCACTATTACTGGTCATATTGGCCATCTGTCCGGAAAATGCAGCATTGATATTATCATAAGTGCCCGCAGCGGGCCCGGTAAGAATTGTAATCGGGCCTTCAGGGGGTCCATATGTACCACTAGCAGTAGCCTGCATATCATTGTATATGCTGACTAGATTAGCCAAGTTCATGGAGTTGATAAGTGTAACAGTATTAGCCATGGCATTTGCAACCACGACACCGGCAGCTATTCCCATGGAGTCATTGATAGTGATAGTCCCACTAGGTCCAGACCCTGATCCCAAAGTATTGACCAGACTATTGGCCACTGCCGGATCAACAGCCGATTTTTGTGCATTTACTAGTGGTAATCCAAAATTTGTCTGTACATTACTAACAGCATTGGCTAATCTAGGTAAATTTAACGAAGATATATTTGTTATTTGCTGTAGTGCAACCGACAGAGCCTTATTGGCCAATGCTTGATCCGGGGGAATTATTTGACTTAACCGATCTAATGCTGTCATGATAGTGAGCTCAGGGCTATTTTTGGTAGGTACTGATTTAATGTCGAATTAACTGTGCCATCAGGATTCGTATAAATGTTTTGACCGACCCCATTCGTTCCGGTAACTGTTAATGTCTGAAAACTGGTAGGAAATATTTTATAGGGATTTAATAGGTCGGCCATAGTATTAATATTGGTGGTGGTGATTCCCATTATCTTTAATATTTGTGATAGTGGTGTACCAGTAATCTGTGTCATCGCCGCATACATGGCCTTTTGATCTGCGTCAGACGCATTAACTGTTGGTGATGCTAGATTTACCACAACATCTGCACTAACACCTGCATTGGTAAAATATAAGGCAATATCTGGGGTAATTCCACCAAGGCTAGCTAACTGTTGTACCAGAGCCAAAGGGGTTCCTAATTCATCTAGATTATTGAGATCTATCAATCCACCTAACTTAGCAAGGTCATTACCCCATTGTGCTGTGCATATGTTGACACTAGTGATGCCACCGCTTACCATATTATCAGCATTGGTATAAGTTCCACCTAGATAATTTTGGCTGTTAACTGCCGAGTTAATAAAATTGTTAGTGATCCCATTATATCCTACCAATGCACCAAATCCTTGGCAAAAAATACTTAGATTTTTTGCGCCACCGGATGGACCTTGCCCCATGTAGGAATATGCTGTCGCTAATAGCAAATTACCAAATAACACATTGCCGGGGTATGCAATATTTCCTGTATGCACAGGTATACTATCACCGAGTGCTGCACAATTTCCCGAGCCCAATGAATATAGTTCTGGATAGATGGTGGGCGATAATTGTGCCCCTGGTGAGGTTGCTGCGGCAATTGCGTCAGTCAATGCAGTAATGTAGGGCAAGTTATTAAAGGTTGCCATTTTAGTTACAAATTGAGCATTAACACTAATGCCTTGATTGTGTAATAAACTGTCGGTGACTGTTAATTGAAATGGAGTTAATAAACTAGCTGGTTGCGCCATTATTACCCTATCCTAACATTGGTGCTGGCATTTAATCTAGTGTGCCCGCATGTGTCAACATCTGACGCAGTTACTATAGGTTGCCCGCCCGCTTTAACTGATGTATTTGTTGACATAGTACGTGCAGTGGAGTGTGGAGGTTTATAGTTGGCATGAGGACTAACAGATGCACCACTAACCACAACGGGGATTCCGTTAACCCTTACCGAAGTTACACCATTCATGGGCTTACCACCACATGAATTTGCGTCTGTTATTCTAACAACTCCACCTGCCATATATTATCCTAAAATAAGTTTTTTGCTTGGAACGTCAATTCCTGTAGTAACCTTAATGTATCGCTGCTTAACACCGTCCTCGGTTTCGGCAAACATTGCGATGTGCTTAATATTTAGTGATACTTTTGTCCCTGGTGACGAGGTAAAAATACCCTGCATTAACGCTGGGCCCTGGGGGCTAGGTGCTACTGCCAATGGTTCTGTGATATAGATATAGTCGGCGTCTGAACTTAATACTTTTGTGACTATTTCTTCGCCCGATGCCATTTTAAATGTGTATACTTCGTTGTCTTTAATTTCCATATTATCCTTTTAATTCTGTCCAAAATTCTTCTGGTTTGCTTGCTAATCCCTGATACCCGCCTTGAATAAGTGTCGTGCCATTGAAAATCTGTGGTACACTACGTAATCCTTGTTCAACCAAATAATCACGAGCTTCTGTACGTACAGCCACATTTACTGTGGTATATTCAATACCTTTACTTTCTAAAAGTGCTTTTGCCATATCGCAAAACGGGCAATCGTCTTTAGTATAAACTGTTAATGTCATCTTTTTTCCTTATGAACTCGTATTGTAGCTGATATTTACCGGTAATAATATAGGCTATGATAAAACTGCAATGGCTAAATATATATTATGAAAATATTCGAAGTGTTAACTCGTGGTATCGCCGAAGGCGGGAATGTGTTTACCGGTAAAACTGGTCCGATTCTTCGTGAAAATATTCCGCCTACTTTAGAAGCTTATTTCGCTGAGCTGAAATCTATTTTCCCCAAAAAAGCAGCCATCTTCAATACTAGTCATTTTGAAGGCCTAGGCTCAGTTGGGAAAAAAGCCCTGTCGGGAGATATAGATTTAGGAGTCTCAGCTAGTGATTTGGTGGACAAGGAATTGTCGGATCAGTCTATAGCATTATGGAATATTGACCCAGCTGATGTCAAGGCTACCTTTGATCAACTTACAAAACGAGCAAGGACTGCCAAGCCCGAACAATTACGAATGAAGGCATTTTTAATTAATTTGGTATTATACATCAATAGTCATGCTGCCAGTTTATATTGCGATGAAAAGAAAGTATCAGATGGTAACATATTTGGATTATTCCCTCAGAAAGATATCGAAGGTAATGATGTTGGTCAGGGAGTTCAAATTGACTGGATGGTGGGCGACTTAGGTTGGTTACGTTTTTCATATTATTCATCTGCTTATCCCGAAGGATCCAATGTTAAAGGGTTACATCGTACGCAACTTATGTTGTCTGCGTTCCAAGTAGCAGGATTATCATTTAACCATGTAAATGGTGTCAAAGATAAAGAGTCAGGTGAGATACTGGCCCGAGATCCGGTACAGGCATTGACGATATTGAACCAAAGACTTAATACTAACATTACACCTGATGTGGCGGAAGATTATTATAAATTGCACGCTGCTTTAAAATCACAGCTAAGTCCCGAACACTATAACCATCTGGTCAATGTTTACTTTAAAATATTAGATTCTACTCGTGCCGATATTCCCGATGATCTACAGAAACAATGGATGGCAAAGAAAGATGAACTGGGGTTAACCGGCAAGTTCTTACCAGACGAGTCAAAATTAAAAGCTAATATGACAGAATCAGGAGTAGCTGGTGCTGACAGAGTTAAAAGTCGTGAGGATTTTAAACACTTCTTGAGTGATTACCAAAAACTCATTAGCCAGTTTCCCGGATTTACCAGTATGGTTCCCAGCGGAAGTTATAACTCAGACGCCACCAAGGAAGATTTCGGTGATATAGATTTAATAGTTCACATTCAATCTGAAGTAGATAAAAAAGAACTTAAAAAACAATTAGTAGATTTTTTCCATAAACAACCTGATACTGTTATAGTAGGATTCAGTAACCCTAAATATACTGGTAAAAGAACTTATAACTCAGGTGAGATTGTAACTGTTAGGTATCATGATGCCGCGCTTGGCTATTCTGCACAGATAGATAATATTATTGCACTGGATCAGCAGGAGGCTGGTTTTAAGCAGCAATTCTTGGACATGCCAGCAGCAATACAAGGGTTGGTACTGGGGTTAGTGAAGATTGCCACTATAGAAACTCCACCAGACCAATTGTTTGAACAATTAGGAATTCCGAATCCAGGTCCATTGGGTAAAGATCAAGAGTATGAATTTAATTTATCCAGCAATGAACTACAATTACGCCGAGTACAATACGAACCTGGTACTGTCAAACAAGCCGGCAGGGAGGTACTGTGGTCATCAACCAATTATGCCGACCTACAAAAGCTGTTATACCAGTACAATTTGAATGTTTCATTTGAAGATTTACTAAAACAAATTAAACAGAATATTAAGAATCCCCGTAGCAGAGAACGTATCAAGGGCGTATTCTCTTCCATGGTATCTGTTAAGTCCGGGGAAGTTGGATCGCCTAAAGGTGCAGGTAAAGAACGGGCACTTAATCTTGTCCAGCAGACTTTTGCAGAAAGTGCCGCTGAACAAATGAGAGCATTTGCCAATATTGTGCGTGATTAAAGACTAGGCAACTCGTCGTAGTCTAGTGTATCACCCATGATACCAATCACATAATTTGTACTTTCATTTTCTTGTAAGGCAGTTTGTTTGTTGCTTACATTAACATGTTTGTTAAACCATGGGATTGGTGTTGTCCTTGGTGCTGTGCCTTGATATTTAATTCCAATTTCTTTCAGTGCTGTTACGGCAGTAAAGTCAACAAACTCTTTTAAAATGTTAGCATTAAGCCCAATGACCGGACCTTTGTTAAACAAATAGTCTGCCCACTGTTTTTCTTCATTAATAACATCTAAGTATATCTGATATACTTCGGCTTCGCACTCACCCTTAATACTGGCAAATCTAGAATCTTCTTTGACAACTTGATTGATGATCCATGCTGTCCATTCTTTATGTAGAATTTCGTCTTGTAAAATTAAGCCAATAATATTACCGTTACCAATGAAGATACGATTCTCAACCATTGCTAAACTTGTGGCGAATGATACCATAAAACGAAATGCCTCAAGTGCATAGCTAGCGTGTAGTGCCAACCAGATTGCCTTGATATGTTCACGTTCATCAACAGCATATCCATTGTCATTTAGTTCTTTACGGCAATTTAATCTGTGTAGATAGTCATAATATTTTCCAATACTTGACGCCATACTAATAATTTCTTGTGTATCATGGATTGTGTTAAACACATCCTTTGGCACATTGTAGATGTTGCGGATAATGTGACTGTAGCTACGACTGTGAATATTTGTCTCCATGAACGACCACACCATTACTAGTGCTTCTAATTCAGGTAAGCTACATACCGGGCTAAACACTTGTACTGGGCCGCGACCTTGAATACTGTCAAGAGCAGTTTGTCTTAAAAGATTGCTTGTAAAGATATGTTTAACCGTATCGCTTGCGTCTTTGAAATCACCCGCATCCTTTGTTAACGAAATTTCTTCCGGAACCCAAAAGAACCCCCTTTGCTCTTGTTCAAATTTACCAAGTTTTTGATATTTGATTTCTTCAAATCTTTGTACTGTTACTGGACCCTCGGGATCTAAGAACATTTTTCGTTGAAAGTAATTTGTCTTTTTAGACAAATCGTATTGTGCATTACTCATTGTTTTTCCTTACAGTTGTCAAAATGCTTGATATAATAAACGTATGCGGGTATACTATTCATACTAGAGCTTACAATTTTCACAATCAGATTCATCATCAAAATCAATCGGTTCAAGTGGCATATCTGAAGGTGAACCGACTGACTTAGACTTTGATCCTTGCTTGTTAATCAGACTGTAATACATCGTCTTTAGACCCCAGTAATGAGCCAGCATTAAATTTTTAGCAATTAAGGTGGCAGGAACTTTACGTCCAGGAAAATGGGCAGGATTATAAAACGTGTTGGTACTAATACTTTGATCCACATACGCTGCAAGTACAGCCATGGTCTTCAAGTATCCCACACAGTCAGTTTGTTCCCACATTAGTTGATACTTAGCCTTGAGTTTATTGTATTCAGGTACCACTTGGATTAAACTTCCAGCTTTTGATTCCTTGACTGTAATCAAGCTCATGGGCATTTCACCACCGTTGGTGCTGTTGATTACTACCGAACTGGACTCGACTGGAGCAATTGCCGTCACAGTGGCATTACGGACACCAGATACGATCATGCGTTCGCGCAATGGTTCCCAAGGAAGTTCTGCGGTAAAGTCTGTGAGTTCGTTAACTCCAGCAGCACGTAATTCCCAAGGAAACTTACCTTGTCCGTAGCGTGTTTGATCGCTGCTCAGGCACTTACCACGCTCTTCTGCCAGCTCTACACTGGCTTCTGTTAGGTAAAATGCCTGATGTTCCATCCAAGATTTAACTTCTGCCAATGCATCCTGCTCGCCATACTTCAATCCACGCTTGGCGTGCCAGTATGCTAAGTTAGTGATACCAATACCCAGTGGGCGTATTTCATCGTTGCTTAGTTTACTTTGGATTGACAAGAAGTCTTGATAGTCCAGAATATTGTTTAGGCTGCGATGTAGTATGCGAGCAGCGCGGCGCATATCTTCTGGATTACGGAAAGCACCCCAGTTGAGACTACCAAGAGTACATAATGCAATTCTACCTTTCTCATCATCTAATCTAGCAAATGATAGAGTTGGTAATAAAATCTCCATGCAAAGATTGCTTTGATATATGGTATGAAATTCAGGATCAAATGGTCCTTGATTCTGAACATTGTCAGTAAACATAAGATAGATACGACCTGTATCTGTGCGCTCTTTTAATATACCGCCTTTAAATACATCTTCAGCAGCCATAGTTTTTGTTCTTAGGCCTTTCTTCTTTTCGTACTTGACATATAATTCTTCAAACTTTTCTGTATCACTGTAGAAAGCTTCGTATAAATCAGGTACTTCATTTGGATCAAAGAAGGTTATATTTTCTTTGTTCTTGAAACGTCTCCAGAAAAATGCTGATAACACAACACCGTAATCCATGAAGCGCACACGAGTTTCGTCAGTACCTTGATTATTTTTTAAAACAATAAGATCATCAAACTGGTAATGCCATATAGGATAGAAAACTGTAGCACTTGCATTTCTGATACCGCCTTGACTACAACTACGCAGATCGCCAAACCATTTCTTTAAAAATGGAATCATCCCTGTATGCGTTACTTCGCCACCTCGAATGGGTGCGCCTAGCGGACGTAATCTACCTATCTCAAGACCTATGCCGGCACGTTTGGCGGCATACTTGGCCATCATTTCCCCAGACGCAAAAATGCTGTCGAGGTTATCATCGCTACGGATAAGAACGCAAGATGAGAATTGTTTTGTAGGAGTGCCCAAACCAGCGAGCACAGGAGTAGCAAGAGTAAAGAGACCGTCTGATGCGGCATTATAATATTCCTTGATATATTTCATACGAGCAGAGTTGGGCTCTTCTTTGTGAAAGACTGTGGCCGCTGCAACCATGTAACGTACTTGTGGAGTTTCGTAGATTTCTTTGGTAGCGCGATTTTTAACGAGATACTTTTCAATAAGTTGTTCAATCGCTGCGTAACCATACAGTTCATCTTTAGAATGATCCAGAATGTCTTCCATGCGATTCCAGTCTTCTTCTGTATACCACTCTAATAGTTCTTGAGTATAAAATCCTGACGCAACATTTTTCTTTACGATTTCATATAAATGAGGCGGCGTATATGCGCCATACACTGATTTTCTAAGCATTGATAGTCGCTGTTTTCCAGCAACGTATTGATAGTTAGTATGGCCTACGTCTGGATTAGATCCTACATCAATTAAGTCTACTATTGCACGAAGTGTGATGCCATCAATTTCTTCGGTAGTTATGCCATCGTAGAAATGTAACTGAGCTTTAATTTCAACCATCGACTGACTAACATCAGCAATGCCTTTACAAATTTTTGCTATTTGTGCTTGCCATTTATCTATTTGCAATGGCTCTCTGTCGCCATTACGTTTTACAACTGTAATCTTTGTCATTCTTTCTCTTTTGTTTTGAGTACTACTTATACCACTATATGCTGGGTTTGATAAATTTGTGCTGCACTTTCTGTGATAACGGAGTATTTACTATAACTTCCACACCCCAATTAAGTGTATATTTTTCTTTGTTAACCAATACTAAATTGCGGTCGTCATCTGTTAAAACGAGCTCTGCAGATATCAAATCTGCATGATCCACTAAAGTTATAGTATACAGTATTCCCAGTGCTCGAGCAAGATCACAATAAATGTTGTCACTCAAAAGTTGCCACGGATCGGGCCAGTTATCACGGTCGTCCCAGTGTAGATAATATCCGGTCCATGGAGATTGATACCACCAATTACTAATTGTCTGGAGAGCTTGGGCCAACGACATTGATTGAACGTCTGTGCGTAAGGCCGCCCAGGATGCTAACCTGTCGGTAAAATCTTTATGCCACATTAGTTGAAATAACTGATAGAGTAACTCATTTGTGATGGATCAACAGCCGTAGAAATATATTGAACATATACTTCCTGTCCTATTTGCGACACTGATAATGTAACGCCTAGGTCTGTATTTTCAACATAATCGTCGGTATAGTTAAGAATTGTGCCTGACGTAACCACTAACGTACCTGATCTAAATTTCGTGGCACTTTGTATAATTGAATAATCTACTTTAAAACTTAATATTCCAGTAGAAGTATCAACAGTAAACGCTGTTGCAGTCGTGCTGGCAGATAAAGTAGCCAATAATCCAGATTGAACTGTTTTGCTGCCTAGTTGTATTTTCGAGCCATTTGTAGTGGCGATACTAACTGTGTTGTTTAATGATATCCGGGGATGGTTAACCGCAAATACATCTGATCGTGCAAACATATCACCGACGCTGGCATTATTGTCGCCTTCGATAATTATTACTGATTCATGGGGGTTAGATATTCCTTGAAAGTGATCAGCAACGTCATAAAAAATATTGTACCCGCTAACATTAAGTGACACATCACCTATAATAATTCCTGAACTATAGACATTATCAAATATGTTGCTGGTAATACGTGTACCGGTAGGTCCACCACTGATAATAGATCCAGTACCCAGTACCACACCTTGGTATAGTGTATTGAAATTACTATTTCCAATAGTTACGCCGTTAGTGACGTCACTAGTATTGACACCATACACTGTTCCGGTAAACCTACATCCATCAAATAGAATGTTGGTAGTATGTACCATAAGGCTGGCAAGAGATACACAGGATGTTGCCAAGGTATCGATATCTAGTGTTGCTGTGGTGCCTGGACCATAAAATCCTACACTACGG